CTTATGACATCTTATGGGCATTAAAATGAATTGTACAAAGTGATAATATATAAATAATTGATTAATAAATAAATATGTGAGAATAGAATAAAACAATTTGTGCGAGTTGCTTTAATTTGGTTAAATTGCGGTTTAATTTTTTAGTTTTTTTTATTTATAAAGTATAATTGCTTTAATTACTGATTAAAATAGGCTTAAACGCCACTAAAATAGCCATAAAACGGCAAAATACATATACGACACACTACCGAATGCCCGCCCTAAAAAGCGGGCTTTTTTATACCCTTAAGAAAGTACGCCAAACCATAAAAAATGCGTATGGGGTTACAAATGGGGTTACAAATGGGGTTACAAAATGCAAAAAAAACATACTCGTAAACAGATACATAATGCCAAAAAAGACACAAAAAACGGCTAAAAATACACGATAAACACCCCCATAATGCCAAAAAAATACAAGTAAAAACAAAAATAAAACGCTTATTTATAGCATCTTATGTGTTTTTTGCAAAATTTTATGCTTCTCTGCCCGTATTTTTTGTTTATTCCAAACGAATAACACCAACAACCAAAGCAATTCCGGTTATTTCAGATCGAGGAATAGAAAACGGCGGATAGTCTTTATTATCGCTAATAGCTATTACGTGGTTCTTATCTTCGCCTTCTTTAATTCGCTTAACCAATATACCCTGCTCTTTTGTGGCAATAACGTGGCATTTATTCCATTGAATAAAACCACTTTCTTTTATTATAGTACATGCAATAACATCTCCTGAATTGTATTTTGGATACATGGATGATCCGTGTATTTCAATCATAAAATCGATGTGGCAATATTTGAATTTTGGGATAATGTAATAATCTTTTACATCTTGTTCTTGTATTGCAAAATCAACATTACCAAAACCGGCTATTGCTCGCTCATTAACCAAAGGAATACGAAACGCATGGGCGGAAGAAGAATGTGTATGCCACAACCCGGCTGCCACTTCTTTGTCTTGTTTGGCTATTTCCTCGTCTGACATTAACTCTACCGGCTTAAGCATAGGTCCCTTTCCAGTAACAAGCCATTCTACACTTATATCTTCAAATATATTTGAAATATCGTGAATTATGTCATAAGATGGATTTGTGTTTTCTTTCCGTAAACGATTTATTTTTTCGGAAGAATCATATTTTAAGTAATCTTTTGCAAAAGAATTTACACTTTTAATATTATGAAATTCAATTATTTGCAAAATTCTTTCAAAGAAGTTTGATTTTTTTTCCATATTCTCTTTGTTATTTCAAATATGTTTGTAATATTTGCAGAGTTTTAAACAAGTTAAAAACGCAACAAATATACATAAAATTATGAAACAAGTAACAGTAATTGAGCATCCTGCTTTTGGAATGGTGCGCACGGAAATGATTAATGGTGAGCCGTGGTTCGTGGCGAAAGATGTCTGTGACATCTTAAGTATTATGAATAGTAGAGATAGTATATCTAAAATTTTAGATATAGATGAAAGGAGGGTGTCGCCAATTTCTACACCCTCTGGAGTTCAAGAAATGAACATAGTAAATGAGAGTGGTCTATATGCATTAATAATAAGGAGCAATAAGCCTATTGCTCGTAAATTCCGCAAGTGGGTAACCAGTGAGGTTCTTCCGTCTATACGAAAATATGGAAAATACGTTGCTACGGGAAGCATTGAGCACCACCGACTTGAGTTAAAAGCCGAACAACGTGTAATAAAAGCTTTACACAGGGAAATTGAAGCAGGATTGAGCGCAACTGATATGAGATTAGTTGCAAGACAGTGTCAGACGGATGAGTATGAGGTATGGAAAGTTTTGCAGGGAGAAAGAAAAGACGCATATATGATGACCCTGCTGTATGCCAGGGCAACAGGTAATAAATTACTGCGCAGCAGTTTTTATACCGCCGATGGAGCGGAAGCATTGCTAAGAGAATTGAGAACCCGACAATAAAAAGAAAATATTATGGAGATTTTAACCAAAAGAGGAGAACTAATGGAGCTTACACGCATACTGAAGTGCTCGGAACCGACTGTAATATCGGCTCTAAAATTCCGAACGCATACCAAACTCGCGCAAAAAATACGCGAAACAGCCAAAAAGCGTGGCGGAGTTGAAGTGAAATAAAGGGGGTGACACATATTTACCCTCCCCTATAGAATTGAAAAGATGAACATAAATAGCCTAAAAATAATACTATGAAAGCATTTATTTACTGGCTTGGGGACAAGCTAATGGAAGAAAAAGTGAGTAACGTGATATGTTACTCGGTGATAGCAATTGCTGCATTATACTTTATAATAAGAATTTCAGTAGGACTTATTTTTCACGTGTAGAAATGCAATACTATAATAATAATCTTGCGGTTGAGGCTAATTGGCTAATGTCGATGGGGATAATATCCGAATCAAATTATCGGCAGTTGTCCGCACGAAAAACCATTACTGTGCTTCGGCGTGGGTGCCTTAATACGCCTGCGCTGGTAGACTACGAAAGTCTTCCGGAACGGTTTAAGCGCGAAGTGAGAAAAATTGTACCGGAACCATACAAGGCAGTTCGAGTTAATCAGATAGAGGAGCGCATAGAAGATAGTGCCGTGGTGCGTGAATTTTTCGACAATTACCGACTGGACGATGGCAGATATCTTCCGGCAGAAAAACGTCGCGAGTATTATGCTAATGCGTTGGTGCTGGAAGCTATCCACCAATTGATTATAAGTAAACGGGCAAAACGCTCGGCACTTGGGCACAGAGTTACACGAGCATGGGAGCAACTATCTGAGGGCGTTCAGGAAATAGACAGAAGCAAATATCCGCATCAATTACCGGCTAACCCACGACGGCTTGAAGACAAGTATCGACTATATAAAAAAGAAGGATTAAAAAGCCTAATCCATAAGAACTTTACCAACGCCAATGCAGCAAAGATTGAGGACTCTGAAAACGAAGCGATGTTGGCAATGCTGATAAGCGACCCTCGTAACCTTGATAACGAACAGGTGCGTTCGCTATACAATATGATGGCAGAAAAAATGGGGTGGAAAAAAATATCTGCTCCAACGGTGGCAAGGTGGAGGGATAAGCTGGACAGCATGTTATATGCTCGTCGCCGAGGTTCGGTTGCATTCAGCAACTTAAAGGCAATGCAGGTAAAACGTTCGGCTCCTACATATCCGCTATACTTCTGGACGATGGACGGCTGGGATGCTGAACTTATGTACCAAATCACAGAAAACGGTGGCACGACGTACCATAATCGGCCCACGGTAGTAATAGTTTTGGATGCTTGCTGCAAGTATCCAATAGGCTACGCGGTAGGAACTCACGAAACGCCGGAACTGATACAAGCAGCACTGAGAAACGCAGCACTTCATACCGAAAGCCTCTTCGGGCAAATGTACCGAAGCAATCAACTGCAAAGCGACCGCTACGCGGTGAAGAAAATGACGCCGATATACGAAGCAATGGCTGATAAATTTACTCCGGCTCGAGCCAAGAACGCCAAGGCTAAAATCATTGAACCCTACTTTAATTCCATCAATAAAAAATATTGCCAAATGGCAATTAACTGGAGTGGTTACGGTATAACGAGCAATAAGGACAAACAACCGAATAGCGAGTTTTTGAACAAGTATAAAAAAGACTTCCCCGATTTTGAAGGCGTATGCCGTCAATTAACCGAAATAATAGAGCGAGAGAGAGCCGAAAAACGAGAGGAATACTTGAGTAAGTGGAACGAGTGCCCTGAAGAGCACAAAATACTGCTCCCGTATGAAAATTACCTGATGCTATTCGGGTCAACGACAGGACACAAAAATTTACTACAAGGCAGTGGATTGAAAATTACCATAGGCGGACAAAAAAGAGATTACGACTGCTTTGACCATGACTTTAGGAAATATGCCAGTACTCGTTGGGAAGTTCGCTATGACCCACAAGACTTAAGGCGAGTGCTTGCCGTAAATGAAGACGAAAGCCTACGATTTATACTGGAAGAAAAATACGTGCAGCCAATGGCATTGCGTGAGCGAAAAGAAGGAGATTACGAGCAACTGCAGCGCGTAAAAGACTACAACAAACAACTGGAGGAAAAAGTAAGCGTGTACATATCCGCCGCACAAGAGCAAACCAAAGAACTTATGGCAGGCATTCCACAGCTTGACACACTCAACAAGCTAATGATTACCGACAGTAAGGGGCAACATAAGAACAGGCGGAACGATAACCGGTTGCCGGTAACTGCAAAAGAACAAATACGCGAGGCAATATTTGAACATGTTGATGAAGATATTTATAATGACTACTAAACTTTAAAAAACACTATGGACACTATTAAAAAAGAAAACATTTGTAACACGCTACGCACTTATTGCGAGCGATACGGCAGCCAAAATAAAGCTGCAGCAAGTATGAAGGGAGTAAGCTCTGCCACTATCAGCCAAATGCTAAACGGAAACTGGGAACTGATTACCGATGAGATGTGGCGCAATGTAGCCAGCCAAATAGGACACAAGGACGAAAAGTGGGAACCTGTACAAACTGCAGATTTTAAGCGCATGATTTACCTTCTTTCGGACGTAAAAGAAAATAGCCTTGTGATGGCAATAACCGGTGATGCCGGCAGTGGAAAAACATTTGCAGCTAAACACTTTACAGAGACCAACAGACTAACCTATCTATTGTGCTGCAATGAGTACTGGAACAGGAAGCTATTCCTTAGTGAGTTGCTTACAGCTATGGGTAAAGATTACAGTGGCTACACCGTGGGGGAAATGATGCACGAGGCGGTGCGTGCGCTTAAGATGCAGGAAAGTCCGTTGCTGATACTTGACGAGGCGGATAAGTTGAGCGACCAGGTGTTGTATTTCTTCATTACGCTGTACAACCAATTAGAGGGCGAGTGCGGTATAGTGCTGTGCGCTACCAATCATCTTGAAAAACGCCTGAAACGCGGTATTAAACTCAATAAAAAAGGCTATACAGAAATATGGAGCCGACTCGGGCGAAAATGCGTACAGCTTAAGGGAGTTAATGCTGCAGATATTACGGCTATATGTGAGGCAAACGGCATTGTAGAACCTCGACAGATAGACGCGATTATAGCTGATAGCGAAAGCGACCTGCGACGCGTGAAACGAAAAATACATGCAACGAAAAAACAAGTGATTAAATCGCTTAAGGGGGAATTAAATTAACTGTAAAGAGCGGTTAAATGAAGATTAAACGGGCATTAAGCGTGGCAGATGTAGAGGCATTCAGTCCACATATATTGAGTTTTGAAGGAAAATGGAAAGAGTCGATAGGATGCCCGGAGCTTACAGGTAGTTGGATTGTTTGGGGTGGTTCTGTAAACGGCAAAACTCGATTTTCTCTTCAGCTTGCCAAATATTTGGCAACATTTAAGCGCGTGGCTTACAATTCGCTTGAAGAAGGATTAAGCCAATCGATAAAAAAGGCTATTGAAGAAGTACGCATGAAAGACGTATCCGGTAAGTTTATTTTTTTGGACAAAGAACCGCTCCCCGAACTAAAGGAGCGACTGCGCCGAAGAAAAAGCCCGGAGGTAGTTTTTATTGACTCGCTACAATACACAGGACTTAACTATACGGAATATAAGCGACTAAAAGAGGAGTTTCGACACAAGTTGTTTGTGTTTATTTCTCACGCCGACGGAAGGGAGCCTAAAGGAAACGTGGGAAAGGCAATTAAATATGATGCGAATGTGAAAATATATGTGGAAGGCTACAAGGCATTTCCACAAAGCAGATACGGAGGCGGAAGCCATTATATAATATGGGATAAAGGAGCTACTGAATACTGGGATTTTAAATAACACACAATGAAAACACTTATGGATAAAGAACATGCACGACTTATTAAAAAGTTTCACACGCTGCTTAGTAGGTACGGCATTGATAATGAGGTAAAAGAGCTGATGCTTTCTTCATACGGCGTAAGCAGTAGCAAGGATATGAATACTTACGAACTGCTTGAGCTGTGCAAAAAAATTGACCTTGAGTATAATGCTGCATCGGCAGAGATAGACCGCTTGCGAAAGCGTTTGATAGCAGCCATATTTTCGTGGCGTAAAGCAATGGGTGCAAGTGCTACGATGGAGGAAGTAAAAGCGATTGCCTGCAGGGCAGCAGAAGCCAATTGCTTTAACAAAATATCTGCCGAAAAGCTGCGCAGCCTGTATGCTGCTTTTACCAAAAAGGTAAAAGACCTTGAACGGGTGCAAGAACTAACAGATGACTACTTAAAAAGACTATCGAACCTTAACTAAACATAGTATGAAAATAGAAATTCCCATAGGAGCAGAACTGCTGTATAAAGGCAGTATATATGACGTAAAAAAAGGCGACGGAGCTTGTACCAATTGTGCATTTTACGATGCAGCAAACGGATGTCTTAACAAGGAACTAAGCTGCACATGTCCGGAACATATATTCGTAAAAAAGCCGGACTATATAAAAAAGGTATATGGCGCCGACACCAAAACCACCGAAACAGTTTTACTGATAATGGGTATTATCGTAGGATTTGTGGTGTCGATAATACTTTATAACGTAATATGGTAGCTATGCGCGAGCTCAAAGACATACGTGCCGATATTAATCGTACTATCCGCGAAATAGATGCGGTGGATGTAATGTCACCCGATTTTGACCTACTGATAGAAAAACGCAACCGGCTGATGATAGAGCTGGAACAACATGCGTGTCCCGTGTATAAGCAAGAGGGGGAAATTAAGTATAAAACGATACCAAAACCAACTATTAACAGATTTAGAAATTAAAAACAATGGCAAGAGAAAAAAAGGTAGTTCACACCGGAGTAACAAGTGAACAAATGGAAACGGCATTTGCCGAATATGCAACAGCCGATGCGAAACTGGCAAAGATAAACGCCACTATTGATGTTCAAATGACGGCTATCCGTGAGAAATATGCCGACGAAATGGCAAAACTTCAGGAGAAAAAAGACAAGTCGTTTGATGTGATGCAGGCTTATGCAGTAGAAAATAAGGACGAACTTTTCGCCAAGAAAAAAAGCATGGAGAGCGTACACGGGACTATAGGCTTCCGCACCGGAACGCCAAAGCTAAAAACGCTGAAAGGGTTCACATGGGCATCGGTAACTAATTTGCTTAAAGAGTTTTTACCAACGTATGTACGCGTAACTGAGGAACCGGCAAAAGATAAGCTGCTTGCCGACCGTGAATGCGTTGAGGTAGCAGAATTATTCCCAAAAGTAGGAATAGCCGTTACACAGGACGAAACCTTTTATGTAGAGCCTAAAAAAGAAAATGAGTAACCTCACCCCCCAGCCCCTCTCCAAAAGAGAGGGGAGAAAAGAAAAAACTACCTTTTTACGCACAACAGATACTTGGCTCTTGGGCGGTATATGAGCGGTGTAACGGCTACGTGAAGCTGATAGTGTACTGCAAAGACGAAAAGGAAGCTCGTGACACAGCCTACCGATGGAACGGAGACCATTTTAAAAAAGAAAAAACCCGTGTGAAGCTGCACGGCTCGTAGATGTTTTTCATAGTATTTTTTAAGTTTAAGTGAGCGCCGGAAGTAACTCGTGATGAGCGAAAAACCGGCAACACAGCGAGGTGGAGCAGTGGCAGCTCGATGGGCTCATGACCCCCATAGGTCGAAGGTTCGATTCCTTCTCTCGCAACAAGTTGGTGTACCCAAACTATAAACGGGTGCTATTGGTCTCTGAAGAAAAGGGAACGCGGCTCACTGCAGGTTAAGTGATGACGAGGCGAAAGACCGATTGACAGCTTGGAAAGACAGCAGGCAATGTGGAGCCTTGCCGTAGATGCTTGGCCACCGATAATCCATGTGAAGCATCCGCTTTAAGGTTGGGGAGTTAAGAACCTTATTTGAAATAATGAAAACAGGATGACTCTACCCGTAAGGATGAGTAGTGTAACCAGATTAAACGTACCATGCACCCTCGGACATCCTGTTTTTTTTATAAACTTATGAAAAAGCTAACAAAAGAAAAAGCCATAGAGATAATACAGCTTGACGAAGAGATACGATACACAAGCCTATTATACAATGCCACACGAGACGACAAGCTATTGGCAATACTTAAAAAGGTAAAACAAAAAAAACAAGCGATATATGACCACGCTTAACGGTGGCGAGTAATTTGTAATTGATAATTGATATGATAATAGCCATTGACTTTGACGGAACGATAGTAGATGATAAGTTCCCTGAAATAGGAACACTTAAAAAAGGGGCTAAGGAGGCAATTAATAAGCTTTATTCAGAAGGATATTATATCATAATATGGACAAGCCGTTGTGCAGAGCAATTACTTGATGCAGTCGTTTTCTTGGCTGTAAATGATATTAAGTTTAATGCAGTAAACAAAAACTGCCCGATTAACATGGCAAAATATGGAGGCAATCCTCGTAAAGTATATGCAGATGTCTATATTGATGATAACGGGCTTTATGATTTACCTGTGTGGGATGACATATATAAACAGATTATTGCAATTCCACGACCAAGAACTTATGCAGATAAAGTAATAAACGAAGGATATTTATAACGATTAGCGGTTAACGATAAACGATAAACTATCGTTGCCCTTTTAAATACAAGGGATAAATTTAAAAAATAGTAGATATTATGAGTAAACAACAAGAACAGAAAGGCAATGGAGTTTTACCGTGTGTTAGCCACAATTTATTTGGTTATTTTAAGCACGGTGGAGTAAAATGGTTGTTGGTTGAAATAGACGGGAATATGTTAAAAGGGATTGACATAACACCAAAAGGGATGATACACACATTACACATACATAAAAAAGAAGTCTATGAGTTAGTTACTTTAAATTGTGGTTAACGATAAACTATTAATAATTAATCATTGATAATTGAATAAATGCCAACGCAAAACACCGTAAAAAAAGCCAAGCTGATACAAGAGCTCGTTGCACGCAACTATGAACCGGGCAGGCAAGACAGGTGTCTTTCGTGGGTATATCGCAACGTGATAATAAAACAATACCCGATGTCGCAGCGTACATTTTTTAGGTACTGGCGAATAAAACCGCCCACCGAAACG